CACTGTTGGGAACGTCGGTGAAGGTTAGGTCGGTGCCGTCGTCGGTCATGATTCCATAATCGGGATCGACATTATCTCCTACCCAAAACACTAACATATTAATGATGTTTCCATTGCCTGTCGATCCGCAAAATAAGACCTGGATCTCATCAACATAACTGCCCCCCCCGAACGGCCTGCGGTAGACCTCGCTGACCCAGTAGGGGGTTCGCAGCCGCAGCGTAGAATCGGTGGAAACCGGGTAGGTCAGTGTCCCGGTTCGATAGTTGAGAGTCAGGTTGTACCCAGACTCAAGGGCCACGTCGCAATTCAGGTCAATCCTGGGAATCGCACACGAAATCGTCGTGGCGCTCACTCGCCGCAGGTTGCAGGGAAGCGTTTCCGCCTCATCGCAATCGCAGCAGTTGCCGAGGTTGGTCGTGCTCATGGCTCCGGGCACCAGCGGCCGATCACGATCCACTCGGAGCCGTCCCAGGAGAGGATCAGCCGGGCCTCTGCCGGGTAACTGCCGGCCCAGGACGGATTGCGGACGGTCACGTCCTCGAACAGCACCTCACCTCGGCCGTTGTAGAGGTCCAGCGCGCGCGTGGAGTCCGCGGCGAACGTCGTCTCCGTGTTCGTCGCGAACAGCACGGCCTCGCCGGCGCCGGGCGACACCCGCACCAGCAAGCCACCGGCCGTCTGCACCTGGTTCGACGCGCCCGAGACATTCACCCGATTGCGAAGCACCTCACGACGCAGCTCGTTGAAGTGGCGGGCCAGGATCGGGTCGCCCGGCCGCATGGTCTCGTTGACGGACTTGTTGCTCATGAGAACATCGCCATCAGATCGGCCTGGGTGAAGGGGCGGACCCCCGAGCCGTCGAACTCGACCAGCTCGTAGCTGCCGGCGTCGTTCACCAGCGCGTTCCAGTCGGCGTCCCGGCCCAGGAAGGTCAGCACGACGGAGTGGTCGATCCCGGTGGAGGTGCTGGAGAGGTCGGTGCGGATCGCGTCGAACAGGAGCTGGCCGGCGTCGTGGCCGAGCATCGCCGCGCTGTTCGTCTTGCCCAGGTAGGGCTTGCAGATCGTGTACGGGTTGAAGGGGACCCGGGGGAATTCGAGCGTGATCTCCGCCTGGGCGGTCGGTCGGGACGCCTCGCTGTCCACGATCTTGCCGGAGGTGGAGAACTTCAGCTTCCGTTTCGGGAGGACCACGAACGCGCTGCTGGCGTTGATGGACTGCTTGCAGTACAGGATCGGGTTGTCGGGGTCGATCTGCCCGGAGGCGCTACTGCTCTCGATGTCGTAGGTGGGCACCGAATACACAGCCGTGATCTCGGCCAGGGTGTACGGGTCCCACTTGGAGCCGGTCCCCAGCTTCTTGGCTCCCAGGCCCTCGATCGAGCTGATCTCCAGGCATCGCAGGTTCGTGGACGGCGGGTAGGCGTGCGGCGGGGTGTAGGCCGAGAACCCGCTGGCGCCGGAGCCGTAGCCGCCGACCAGCTCCAGCACCAGGTCGTAGCGGTCCTCCCAGCGGCATCGGTAGACGACCGTCGCCTTGGGGCCGCCACTGCCGACCGACTCGCTGATCCCGCCCTTGAACCGGATCTTGTGCGCCGTCGTCAGCTCGACCGGAGGGCCGGAGTCGATCGGGAACGTCGTCGACCGGGATCGGAAGAGGGGAGACGCGAGGATCATGGTGGGGTCACGTGCTCAGGTGAGTGGATTGCTTCAGCCCGCCACGGGCACGACGCCCTTCGGTTTCTCGGCCTTCTCGACCAGGCGGTCGATGCCGCCGGCGATCCGTTCGAGGTTCTTGGAATCCTTCTGTTTCTCGCTGGCGTTGCCCTGGAGCAAGCTGAGCATCTCTCGGGCGCCGATCAGCTCGCCGACGCGGGACTTGCCCTTGTCGGTGGCCTCCTCGCCGGGCAGCAGCTCGCCCGGCTTGGGCAGGGCGTTCTTGACCTCCTCGTCGCCAGGCAGGGCGGTGTCGAAGATCCGCGACAGCACCTCGCCCATTTCGTCGGCGTAGGTGTTGGGCAGCGTGAACTCGGGCAGCTCCAGCGTCGGCGTCTGGGCCTCGAACCCTTCCAGGATCGGGGTCAACCTCAAGTCGAAACTGTTGTTCAGCGGGTCCTGAATCCAGGCCATGAACGACGCGATGAAGTCGGAGATGTTCTGACCGATGTTCGAGAGGCCGGTGGCGACCAGGTTGAAGGCGTCGATGAAGATCGTCCGCCAGTTGGAGCCGAACCAGTCGAAGAAGACCATGAAGGACTGCCCCAGCCAGGAGATCGAGAACCCGGCGTTCTCGACGAGCTGCTGGAACACCAGGCCGATCAGCTCGCGGGTGTCGTCCCAGTTGGTGACAAGCTGGCGGACGAACCGGATGCTGCCGGCGATCGCCCGACCGATCCCGGAGAGCGTGTCCATGATGAAGCTGCCGACACTGCCACCGGCTACGCGAAGGTCGTTGTAGAGCAGCAGGATCTGCCGGAACGCGGGTTCCAGCGTCTGGCCCACAGCAACGCCCGCGTTCTGGATGTCGCCGGCCAAGCGCCTCATCATGTTGGCCGAGGAGCCCGAGGTCCGCTCCATGTCACCCTGGGCGGCCGACAGACCGTCGCGGATCAAGGCAGCGCGAGCAACCACCTTGTCTTGCCGGGACAGTTCGCCCGTGGCGGCCGCCAGACCCATCGCCATCGCCCTGGCCTTCACGGCGTCCTCGTCGAGCAGGACGCCGACCTTACGCAGCGGCTCGGCCTCGCCGACCAGGCCGGAGGAGATTTTCTGTTGCGCCTCTTCGAAGCTGAGATTTCGGAAGCTGGCCAAATCGGTGGCGAGCTTGGCGAACTCGATCCCGAGCTGGCTCGATTCTTCTTTGGTCATGCCGGCGGCCTGGCCAATCGAGCCAAATCCCGCAGCCGCATCAATAGACGCTTGTTTGACGATCCCGAACCGATTCGCATATTCATCGGCGAACGCCTCAACGTCGGTCGAGAATCCGCCGAAGACCTCACGTGACATGTTCAGTGTTTCATTGAGATCCATTGCCCCCTTGACGCCCCGGCCGACGAACGCGACCGTCATCACCGGGGCCATCATGCGGACCATCGACAGCGCATGCCCGATCGACGCGGTGAAGCTGCTCACCACGCCCGAGGCTGCCCGGAACGGCAGCGTCAACGGTGCGGTCAGGCCCAGGCCGACCCGCCCCATCAGCCGCAAGCTGTTCGTGCCCAGGCCGACCCGGTGGTCGAACAGATCGAGGTGCCGCAACGCCACCCGGATCGGGAACGTGACGGCGCTGAAGGCGCCCGAGGCGACGTTGCGGAAGAACCGTGTCGACTCGACGAGCCGGTTGAACGCCAACTCGACGCGACGGGGTGCGGCGCCCAGGCGGTTGAAGGTGAGCGCTCCGACGTGTCCAACAGACGAGATCCCGGCGTGCAGCCGACGGCTCCCCTCCCAGGCGAGGAGCATGCCCCGGCCAACGGGGTGCGCGGAGGCGGCCAGCTTGCCCATCAGGGCGATGGCTCGCTCAATTTCGGCCGCGTCGGGAATCGCCATCATGCCGCGGCGTTTTTGCTGCTGGGCGAATCCCGCCATGTTGCCGCCCAGCGGAGCCCCTCGCTGCTCACCTTCCAGGTCGTAGGGAGACACCGACCAGGCATCTTTGGGCTCCGGGCCCGGACGCATCGCGTAGCCGCCTGCCTTGGTGGTCCGGCCTGCCTGATCCGCCGCTTTGGTGGCGACCTGTTTCGCCGAGTCCATCAGCTCGCGGACGACGGGGACGATTGCCTCCTGGGCGGCCTGGGCAGCGACGGGCGCCGCTGCCGCTTCCATGCTCGCCTTCTGGGCCCGGAGCATCTTGTCAAAGCCGACGCCCCCGGCGATCCGCACGTCGGCCGGGAGCCGCGCGTAGCCTTCAGCCGATTCGATCGTGCGCGACTGGCCGAGCGCTCGCGAGCCCAGGCGACCGGCCTGGGCGGTGTGGAACTGGCGGCGCTCCTCGCGGCGGAAGTCGTGGGCGACCTTGCCCGAGGCGATCACGTCGCCGGCGACCGTGGCCGTGCTCTTGGCCACGCTGCGGAGCTGGTCGATCACGCCGTCGAGGCCGCGGGCCATCGTCTGGGCCAGGCCCCGGAACTCGCCGACGATCGCCGCTACGCCCCCGGCGATCGCCAGGGTATTGCCGCCCCCCCCACCTGACCCCGACACGCCGACCGACAGTGACGAGCCCTCGGACTTCAGCCGCTTGGCCAGCGCGTCCAGGTCGCGGTCGAGCTGGTCGAAGCGCAGCCCGACGTCATAATAAATCCCGCCGCCACGCATGCCGTTGTCGAGGGCCATCAGAGCGGTTCCCGTCAGGTCAGGTCAGAGGAGCCCGGAGCGGTTGGGGGCCTTCTTCCAGCCCTCGCCACCCCTCGCGGCCCAGAACAGCAGCTCGCCGAGACTCAGGTGGTTGATCACGTTCGGCGGCCAGCCGTAGAGCGCCGCGACGTCGAGACAGAGCAGGCCGACCTGCACCGAACTCAGGCTTTTGGGTCGTACACACCCTCGGGCAGATCGAAGGACGGATCGAGCGGCTCGGCGGGTTTGGCGTCGGCCTGGTCGTCGTCCTCGTCGTCGGGGCCGCGCACTTGCAGCAGTTCTGTGAGTCGACGGAGGTCCTCGGGACCGCAGAGCGCCCCCAGCCGTTCACCCTCCTCTCGGGTGATCCCGGGCATGTGCTTGGAAAGGACCACGCGCAAAAAGAGCCCGATCCCTTGCCCTTTGAAGAGATAGTCCTGGGCCTGGGTCGAGTTGAAGGTGACGGGCCAGCCGGAGAGCTGCACGCCGTCCTTGTCGAACGTCTGGGTCATGCCCGCGCGAGCCGCCGCGAACAGTTCCGCTCGTTCCTCGGCGGTGAAGCCGTCGCCCGCGAGCTTCATGAGCTTCGCGTGCTCGACCAGGGGGCTCGGGAACACGTCTTTCAGCGCGGCCTCGATCTGGCCGAGCTGGTACGGGGTCATGCCGCTGACCGGGTACTCCTTGCCGGCGAACGCGAACATGCGTGGCGCGCCGACCTGCACGTCATGGGATTGCACTGCGGTTGCTCCAGTCGTGCTGAGGTGAGAGGGAGCCGGGAGACGGCTTTCCGATCTCCCGGCGATTCAGGGGTGGATCACGCCGGGGTGGGATCTTGCAGGGCGAAGATCCGCAACGTCGCGGCGTTGGTGCTGGTCACGAAGATCGAGGTGACATCGGCCGTGATGGGAGCGGTCTCGGAGGAGCCGTCCTCCCACCAGATCGGCACGTTCGCCCGGACGGTGATCGTGTCGTCTGGTGCGCTGGAGGAGTTGGTTTCGATCGTCAGGTCCTGATCGGCCAGGATCATGATCGAGACCAGCGTGGTCGCGTTGATCTCGACGGCGATCTCCAGGTCGGTGGACGACGAGGGGATGGATTCCTCCAGCCCGATATCGTGGGCGGCCTCCTTGTCGACGGTGGCCGTGTAGTTGCGGCCCCCGCGCTGGAAGGTCTGGGCCATGCGGTGCGTGAACGCCATGCCTGATTCCTTATGCGAGAAGGTGTGGGAGGGGCAAGAATCAGACCGGGGCGACGTACGGCGTATCGACGGTGGTCGAGCCGCGCGTGATCACGCCACTGGACTTGTACGCGAGCTGCCAGAGCACGGCGTCGGTGCCATTGACCTTGTTGGACCGCTTGACCGATTCGATGAACGCCTTGAAGGCGATCGCATCGGTGTGCACCACGCGGCCGCCTTCAAAAAGAACCAGGTTGGCCATGCCGGTGGTGGGCGCGGCCTGGTCGGCACGGGCGACGATCGTGATGTTGCCGTTCAGGCTCGTGATCTCGCCCTCGTCGTCCATCTCCTGGTAGCCGTCGGATTCGGTGTTCGTGACCTCGACCCCGGCGGTCATGTCGTCGCCGTCCCACTCGGTTGCCGGGTAGTGGGTGTAATCGAGCGCGTAGTCGCCGCCGTCTCGACTGATCGACACGCGGCCCTTCTTGCCGTGCTTGTGAGCGGCCATGAATCGTTACCCTTTTACTGGTTGGTGGGTGGGTCAGTCGCGGGAGAGAAGGAACACGTAATCGAGCGTGGACAGGACGACGGGTCCGCCTGTGGGGCCGGGGTCAGGGTCGAGCGTGACGACTCCCCCGGTGCGGATCACGGTCACAATCGTGCCGGAGTCGCCCAGGGGTTCGCCGGAGATCCGGTCGAGGCCGGCGGTGGTGTCTCTCGACAGCAACGTCCGGAGCAGGCGAGCCGAGGGTAAGTTGTCGGCGACGATCGTGAATTGCAGGCCGACGACCTCAGCGTACAGCTCCTCGGTCGTGAAGTCGGGCACCTCGCTGATCACGTCGACGAGCAAATAGGGTCGCTGCGGGTTCGGGTGGTTGCGGGAGAAGTGGATGCCACCGGGAAACGCCTCTTCCAGCGTCGAGGAGCCCCGGAAATGGGCATCGACGTACTGGAGCACGTCGACCATCTCGGCCGTGACGTCCGGCGGGAAGAGATCCACCACCGTCGTTCCCGCGTTCCAGGTTGAGCCGTTCCAGTGCATTGCCAGACCTCAGAAGAACAGGTGCGCCAGGATCGAGCACACGACCAGGATCACGACCAGCGCCGCGAGGAACGATAGGGACGACGCGAACAGCCCGGCCGCGAAACAGGCCGCGCCGAAGATCCCCATGTGCAGGAGATCACGCTGGAGCCAGTCGCGAAAGGCATGCGTCCACGGCTGGCCGGGCCAGCGCTCCCAGAGGCGGCGATACGGGGGCCAGTCCTCGAACTGGTCGACCCATCCCATCGAAAAAGCCCTCACACGTCTGGCCTCTGCCCTGGTCGGCCCAAGCCCATCTGCAACGCCGTTTCGATCAGCGCGAACGCATCCGGCTCGATCACGAGCAGATCCTCACGGCCCAACTCGCGTGCCAACTCGTTGATGCGATCGAAGGCAAGCCGGAACATCACACGGTTCGCTTGCGCGACCGGATCGGCCGCGTTGGCGAGCCCGATAGCCGCCGCGACCTCGGGCGGGCCGGTCACGTCCACGGTGTAGGTCTGGCCGTCGTCGTTGAGCGTGTATCCGGCAACCTCCAAACCCTCAGGGATCGCGGGGCCGGAGCGGTCAGGGAGTGCGGGCAGGGTGATCGAGATCACGTCAGTAGCTCCGCACGAAGAGGTTATCCCAGGAACCGCTGCCGGTCAGATCAGGGCTGCTGCCGACGCCGAAGCCGTCGCCTGAAAAAAACGTGGTGGCGTCGTCGGTGGTCATGTCGTAGCCGATTGCCTGCGTGCCGTGGTAATCGACGCCGATACGGCAGCTCGTACCTGCCCGGCCAAAGCGGGCCGACACGCGACCGTGGAAGGTGCGGCCTGTGGGCAGGGCGGCGGTTGCGACCTGGGTTGGGGTTCCCGCCAGCACGCGCAGGAGCCTGACGTTCGTCGCGGCAAGAGATCCGGCATCAACCAATGCTATCCAGTAATTGCTGGCATCGACGGCAAAGAGCACTAAGCCAACCGTCCTGGCTCCGGTCGGATGGCTGAGCCGAAGATCGGCTGTGACTTCGCCGCGTGTGACGCCTGCGAGTCGGAGAACGGCGAAATTGCCCGTCTCGTAGCCGACGTGGACCTGTCCTCCCGAGACGGTGATCCCGGAAGATCCGCGCGTGTATTCCCACGTCTGGCCGCTGGGGGCGACGCGCCCGACGATTGACCCGTCCGGCGCGTCAAACGTATCCCAGGCGATCACGTCGTCGAGGCCCAGGACCGCCCGCTCGCGTGACGAGATCGCCAGCGATCCCCCCGCGATCGTGATCCCGTCGCCCGCCGCGATCGGCGTCGGCGCGCCGGTGCCGTCGCCGCCCCAGAGCGATCCGTCTGCGATCGTGGCGGAGAGCGCGTCGGCCTCGGAGATCGATCCGACGATGGGCGAGCTAAACGTCTTGGTGCCCGCGACGGTCTGGTCGCCGGTGAGCTTGACGGCTTCGGAGTCGAGGCCCTCGACGGCCGCCTCATTGGCCAGGGCCAGAGCTTGCAGCTCTTCGATGTACAGGCTCGCCGTCCCGCAGAGCACGACGTCGCCGACGGCCAGATCGACGTCGGTCGTACCGTCGACGGCCCCGGTGATCGTCAGCACGTCGCCGGTGCGGCCAGAGACGGATAGGATCGACTTGGGCACGCCGTCGAGCGAGTAGAACGTGCTGACCAGGATCGGGAACGCCGCGCCGAACCGCGCGCCGGTGCCGGCGGCCAGGGTCAGCGTGCCGCTGCCAGCCGTGTACGTCGCTCCGACCGTCGAGGCCGCGTTGTTGACGAGCTTGTGGAGTTCGGTCGGCATGGCCTGCTCACTCGGTTACGGGCCGGACGTAGATGATGGGCAGGGCCTCGGCGTCGGTGCCCAGGGTCGCTGTCCAGGCGACGGTGATCCCGTCCTCCTCGTAGACTTCCATCGGGCCGCCGACAGGGGCCTCGACCCGGCATCGCGTGGCCCGCATTGCGTTCAACGCGCAAAAGTCGGGGATCGTGGCCGAGACGGTGGTCCAGTCGAGCGTCAGGAGCTGCTCGCCCAGCGAGGTCGTGCCGGCGACCAGGGCGTCGTACACCTCCTGCGGGATGACGAGGAATTCGTCCCAGACCGGCATCGCCCCAAACTTGGAGACGGCCACCTTCAATCGACCAAGCGTGCCGGTGTCGGTGGTGTCCAGCGACACGTCGTAATAGCCCAGCTCGTCGTGAGGAGCGCCCGCGTCGGAGGCCCCCTGGTCGGCCGAGGCGGCTGCCATGTCGCCGCCTTCCTTCGACAGCCGCACGTCGGCCTTCTGGATTGTCAGGACCGTCTCGGCGGTCGCGCCGTCGGTGGAGTCGACGAACGGCCCGAGCTTGATCGTGGCGGCTGTACCCTCTCGCAACCATTTCATGCTCAGATCCTTAGCTGGGCTGAGTGCCGGTAAAAGAGGCCCGCCCGGGTGGCGTACGGCCACTCGACTTCAAGCGATTGGTTGCCGCCGGAGTCCACGGTGTAGCGGTCACTCCAGACGATCGGGTCGCCCTCCAGGTACTGGTACTGGTGCAGCCCGTCGAGCCGGAAAATCGCGTAAGCTGACGCCGCGACATGCAGGGCCGCCATGTAGCGCGTGGCGTCGGAGGCTTTCAGGATGTGGAAGCCGGCCGGCGTGTCCTGCCATCCCGAGGCCCAGGGGTGATTCGGTTGCCTCCAGTTCGATCCGGAGCTGAACGACAAGATCGGCAGCCCGGTCGTGACCTCACGGACGAAATACGCGCTGCCCCAGCCGGTGTTGCCCGCCGTATCGCGCCCTTCGTTCTGGCTGTAGACCTCGTAGAGCAGATCGCCGGCCGGCTCCACGTCCGCCTGGCTCGCTTCGCGGACAGGCAACGGAGCAGGGACCAGGCCGCTGTCGGCGAGCGGCTTGGAAGGCATCAACAGGTTGGCGCGTTCGGCCACGGGAACCGCGTCGTCCAACGGCCAGTCGGCGATCGCTCCCGATTGCAGGCCGGACGACAGATCGTCATATCGCTGGATGACGCCGGATTCGTACAGCTCAGCCGCCTCCGCTCCGGAAAGCTCTCGGTCCCAGGTCCGCACCTGGCCGAGCACACCTTGAACGCCGTCGACGTTGCCGAGGCGGCGCATCAGGACCAGCGGCACACTATTCAGCGTCGTGCCGGTCAGGGTGTTGCTGCTGGTGGACGTGCTGACCGCTTCCCCGTTGCGGTAAATCTTTAGGCCCGCCGGGGTCCGGGAGCCGTCATACGTCACCAGGATCTGGCGGAGCTCGTTCAGCGGCAGCGTTCCTGCCGCCGCCGTGACGGACAGGTCATCGCTGGTCGTCGTGTTCCGCACGGCCACGAACAGTCCACGACTGGCCGTGACGGCGACGAAGTAACCACGTGTCAGGTCAGGATCATATTTACCCCAGAGGATGCCCGTCCCGCTGGAGTGCTGACAGAGGAAATTCAACTCAACGGACCACGGCTCATCGGAGTCGAAGTCGAAATCCGTGGCGTTCGGGTGCTGCAATCGTGCGTACAGGGGATCGGTCGTCATCCCCTTCGCGCCCCAGGCGCCGACCTCGGGACCGTCCGGGTCGGACTCCACCCAGACGTTGTAGCTCGTGGCGCCCTCGGGATAGAGCAGTTGCGTCATCGCGTACCGCGTGCCGTCACGGTAGACCCGCACAGCGTACGATTCGCTCACGCTATCGTCGGTGGACTTGAGGATGCCGGCCGCGCCGCCCTTGCTGTCCCCGGCCACGTCCGAGTAGCGCATCGCCACGGGCCCCACGTACTGCTGGGCGAACGGCGTGTCCGTGAGCGATTGCCGATCGTAGCTGTAGTGGGGGTTGACCTCGATCGGGTCCGACCCGCTCACCAGCTCGAAGCGGGGCGGGAACATGACCAGCGCGTTCGTCAGGCTGCCGTAGGTCACGTTGGGATTCAGCAATACCCCCTTCTCGTCGAACTTGGGGGCGGAGTAGCCAAACGGGGATCCGCTCGTGAACGACCGCACTTCACCCTGTGGACTGGCCGAGGAGCCGGGGGCCACGTCGATCACGCCGTCCCCGTCGTCGTCCGACCACAGCCACCGGGACTTGGTGGAGGAGCCCGCGTCGAACTCGCTGTTGACGCCCGGCCACACCTGCAGGTGCCCCAGGCCCACCGACGCACAGTGCCGCAGCGAGCCGTCCGGCATGATCTGCCACACGTTGACGCCCCGGGTCAGGCTCGCGTGGTAGAGGTACGGGATCGGTCCCCAGGGCGTCTGGAGGGTGAGCAGGTTCGTGCTCGACTGATCCCGCGTGGCGAACTTGAAGTCGGGTGGGAACGTGCTCCTGGTCGGCAACCACGTGCCGTCGCCCCAGCCGCCCTCCAGGGTCGAGCCGTCCAGCGCCAGGCGGTACTCGCCGATCCCCGTCACGATCTTCGCGGTGTTGCCGGTGATCCCCTCCGGGTTCCACCGCACCGACCCCTGGAACTCCTTGCTCGCCTTCAGGAGCAGGCTGTTGTCGCCGCCGAAGACGGCCGTCGTGCGCGTGCTGGTGTCGTAATAAGCGTAGCCGCCCGTCGACGGGTTGACCGCGAACCGCCCCACGTCCACGAACTGGGGCAGGGTGATGTCGAAGTCGTCGAGCCGGTCCCGGTAGCCGAGCTGGCCGTCCCTGGTGCCGCCCGACGAGGGGGTCGAGGTCACGTCGTATTCGCGGACCTGGCCCGAGGTGCGGTCGAAGTAGACCAACGAATACTCACCCGCCGCCCGCTCGAACACGCAGGGGCTGGCAGGTTGACCCAGCCCCGTGATCTCCACGTCGGCCGCGCTGAACACGTACGATTCGTCGTAAGGATACCGTTTGATCGTGCTCCCCGCGGCGATCCAGACCCCGCCGCCCCTGGGGTCGAGGCAGAGACCCCGAGAGCTGGTCAGGCCCGTCACCGCGTCGGCGTCCACCAGCGACCCGGCCTTGGTGTAGACGGAGAGCTGGCTGTTGATCGAGTCGAGCAGGAACAGGTTGCCGCTGGGCTCGGCCGCGATCCCCGTATACCGCGGGGTCCGGCTGTCCTCGGTCGAGAGGGTCGCCAGCGTGGTCAGCCCGGTCCCCGCCGACCGGCTCAGGCGCTGGAGCAGGTGGTCGGAGCCGTCAGCCCGGATCAGGTACAGGTACGTGGCGTCTGTCGTCAGGGCGTAGGCGTAGTTGCTGGTGGCGTTGGTGCGCCAGGCAATCGTGCCGGCCACCGGGTCGAGCCGGGTCGTGTAATAGCCGTTCTCCTCGAAGTCCTGGCCGATATACAGGTTGCCGTCGGCGTCGAAGTGCAGAGACGCGACGGAGCCAGGCGCCGCGTTGAGTGCACTGACCGCCGACTGGCTCCCGGCGAGATTGTGGTGAGCGACCCCTTGCAGGGGCGTCACGGTAGCCCGGCTGAACAGAGCCACCGGCTTGCGTGACACGCTGGTCGTCGCCGTGAACGGGGCGAAGAGCTGGAACTTGTCCCACCAGAATTCCTTGATGCCCGGCTCCACCTGGGCTCCGGGGATCAAGGCTGCCGTCAAGGCCCCGGTCGCCGGGTCGACGAGCCCCACGCTCAGGTGTCCGCTGAGCGGCACGTCCACCGTGAAGTGCGGCGTGGGGGCGCTCAGCGCGTTGCGGGAGATCACGTGCAGCCGATGCAGTGCCCCGGTGCCGGTCCCGGTCTGGCCAGCGATATCGGTACCGGTCGCGCCGAACGTCGCGAAGCTCTTGGAGCCGGCCGGGTAGGTGCCGTACTTGTTCACAACCTCAAGCCGGTGCGTCTCGACGGGATCTTCGAAGATCGCGACCGTGTCCGACGTGACCGGATCGGTCGTGCTCCAGACCTCGGTGGGGCTGCCTCCAAGCGGCGTGTACAGGATCGCCGCCCCGTTCTGCCAGGCGTCCAGGCCCGTCGAGCCGAAGTCCCGGAAGGCGAACCGCACGCCGTCGACCAGCAGAGGCTGCGTCCAGGTCAGGGCGAACTTCGCGTCCTCCGTCTTGCCCGTGGCGCCCGCCGCGTACTGGAGCACGCGAAAGTGGTTCTCGTAAGTCTCCTGACGGAGATTCTGGCCGATATTCAGCTCGCCCCAGGGCGTAGCTGTGCCGCTGCGAATGTAGGCCGAATCCCAGAGGGACAGGCCCTCGTTGTCGAAGAGGGCCTCGTTGTTGAAGGCGTCCGCGAAGGCGCGGAAGCCGTAGAGCCGCCAGTCGGCGCCACGGAAGCCGGTGAAGGTGAACCGCAGGTAACGGGCCGCGCGGCTCGAACCCATGATCCGCCAGTTATCCGTCCAGTACCGCGTCAGGCTCCCCAGCGTGCTCCAGCTCGATCCGTCCTCCGACGTGCTCAGGCTGATCGAGTTCGGGTCGCGGCTGGGCCCGTAGAACCACGTTTCCACGGAGTGGAGCTTGTAAATGCGTGTCAGATCAACCGTCAGAACCGCCTGCCCGGCCGCCGCCGCCTGTTCCGGGATCGGATCGATGATGAACGGCCGCCCCGGGCGCATCTGGAGCGCCAGGTCCGCGTCGTTGTAGAGGCTGCTGGCGTTGGCCTGGCTGTTCATGTAATCGACGGTGCAGGTCGTCTCGCGCACGCCCAGCGCCGTGTACCGCTGGCATAGGTCGGCCGCATAGATGCCGTAGAAGACGTCGCCGGGGTTTCGTGCGTGGTAGTACAGTTGGTTCGGCACGGGCGGCTTACCTTCCCAGGGTGCGGCGGATCGTGTTCGTGCTCTCGGCGAGGGTGCGGCGGATCGCCCCCTCGGGCCGCATCTTGACGGTGCCCAGTTCGCGGAACCGGCCGTAGAGCAGCTCGGTGCCGATCAGTAGCTTCGCGTCCTCGGCGTTGACCTGGTGCGTGTAACTGGCGTCCAGCTCGCCGGTGTCGTCGGACGATCGCTTCCTGATCCCCTCGACCAGCCGACGGCCCAGGGGGTCGAGCCGAGAGACCAGCTCGCGCTGGATCGATTCAGACAAGGCTCGGGGATCGATTTCCATCGCGTTATCCCCTGGCCAGCTCGCACTCGACGACGACCATCGACCCGAGCCCCTCGGCGTCGACCTCACCGAACACGACGAGCGTCTTGTCGCCGATCAGCAGCCGATGGTCGCGTGTGAGGTTGACGGGCTGATTGAAGACGACACGGACGCGGCCGATCTGAGCGTCCCGCCCCTGGCGTTCCAGGGACTTATCCGCGAGCGGTTGATACAGGCAGGGGACGCCGGTCGCCTCAGTCGTCCAGGTGACGGTCTGGCCGGTGTAGCCGTCCGAGGTGCGTGACTGGCGCTGAATCGTGCAGGTGGTGGCGTCCGAGACATGCTCACGGAGCTGCCCGAAGAGCCAATCGAGACCGTTCTTGAGCAGGTCCGTGGGCACGGCGAAGAGCCTCACAACAAAAGATCAGGATCAGACGTAGGGCTCATGCAGGACCAGGCAGTTGGTGTTCGCCCCACCGCCGCCATCGGCGACGACGAACCCAAACAGAGCGTTGTTGGTCGAGGTGGTCGTGACCTTCTTGGCCGAGTTGTCCCACCAGACCTTGGCATAATCGGCCGCGTTGTCGAGGTTCACGACCTCGTACACACCGCCTCCAACAGCGAGGGCGCCCTGTACGTTGTTCTCCAGATCGACGTGGGCCACGCCGCACGTCAGGCCGGTCGTGTTGCCGAGCAGGATCACGTCACCGGCGTCCACGTCGCCGGAACTTGGGGTGTAGTCGACCATCTGCGGGTCGCCGTGGCGAAAAGTGGCCTCGGCCATGTCAGACCTCCAGGGGGACAGGTGCTAGGAGAGAGGCCGGGGGTCGCACCACGGCCAGGGAACCGGACACGGAGAGCAGCTCGCCGCCGGACGCGAGGAGATTGTCCACGGCCACCTTCACGTCGGGGTCGGTGCCGTTGTCGTAGTCGTGGAACGCCAGCAGGCCGCCAGGCGCCAGCAGGGACGCCGCACACCGGATATCGTTCTCGACGCTCGCCAGGTCGTGCGCCCCGTCGATAAATGCGAGGTCGAATCGGTCTTCCGGCCAGTGGTTGCCGTCGGCGAAGAAGTCCAGCGGCGTCGTTGAGATCGTGACCTTATCGGCCACGTCGTACCGCAAGAGGTTGGCCTGGAACGTCGCGAGCGTGTCACGTGGCTCGGGAGTGCCGCGCCCGTCGTGCGGGTCGATCGCGTGGACGTGACTCGCGGTGCGGGCCAGGCAGATCGTGGACAGCCCGCAATAGCTGCCGATCTCCAGCACGCGCTTGCCCTGGGCGAGCCGGGCCAGCGCCTTGCCCTCCTCGGGCAAGAGCCAGCCCAGAACGTCCCAGGGGTGGACGTAGCCGTCCCGGTCGGCCTCGGGGACCGGGCTGCGGTCAGTCCAGGAAGAATCAAAGAACTGGCCCCAGGGCCGCTCGTTGGAGAACGGCGCGGGGCCTCGGTGCGTGAGCCGGATCTTGCGGGTGGCCCCGACCTTCAGGCCCAGCTCGTGGCAGAGCCGGGAGAAGTACCAGTCCTCGGGCTCGACCTCGGCGATGTATTCGTTCTTGTAGATGTCATAGACGATCCGGTCGTTGATCGTGAACCGGACCTTGCGGGCCCATTCGAGGTCGAACCGGCAGACCCACAGCCCGGTATTGAGCAACAGCGGACGGCCCAGGTCCTCGCTCGTGAAAGTCTCCGGCAGCCGGAACACGTCGGACATCGACAGCCGGCAGTGGGGCCGCCAGGTGTCCCCGTCGTCGCGAGCCAGGGCCAGCGACGTGAGCCCCTTGGCGTCCTTGATCGGGACGACAGCTCCCAGCACGTCGAGGTTACGGGCCTCCAGCTCGTTGATCAGCGTGTCCAGCCACCAGTCCTGTGGTTCGACGTCCGCGTGGAGCATCGCGAAGTAGTCGACGCGCTGCCCCTTGTGGGCCAGGTTGAGAGCGTCGGCCCAGAGCCGATTGAAGTTGGCCGCGAGCAGCGAACCCTGCCGGTACTGATAGACGACCTGGTGGCTCGGCAGTTGGGTCGCCCGCCAGAAGGCACGCGCGGCCCCGGCCGTGACCTCACCGTAACCGGGTTGACCCAGGAAGACGCGCCGATTTTCACGAGATACGGATTCAAGCATCGGGCTCGCTCGCCTCGGGCTCGGGGGACGTTTTCTTCGCCTTGCGGCGACGATGGCGGGGGACCGGGCGAGGCTCGACCGGAGCCGCGGGGGCCGGCTCTTCAGCCTCGGGTTCGGCCTCGGGTTCATCGGCCTGGTCGTCGACAGGGACCGGCTCGTCGGCGATCGCCTCGGCCCAGCGTCGACTCAGCAGCTCGCCGGCCGCTCTGGGGGCGACCGTGACGACCGCTCCGTGCCGGGCCTCGGAAGCCCGAAGCCCGAGCCGGCCGGCGTCGGCAACACTTAAACTGATCAGCATCTTCACGCGCATCGGTCACGAGCCTCCGGGGGATCAGTCGAGCCCTCCGGAGGCCGTGAACAGGTCACGACCCCGGAGGATCACGGTCAGGCTCGGATCACGAAGCGCCCTTGCTCTTCACGCCGCCCCGGTATTCCTGCTTGGCGACCCCGAAGTGGTGCACGCCCCGGATATGGATGCCCAGGGTATCGAAGTCGGCGTCGGCACTCTCGACGATCGGCATGTCCCGGCCGTCCAGGAGGGCGACCTCGATCACCGGCACGTCGTTCGGGTCGGCCAGGAGATACCAGGCCGTGGCGCTGTAGCCGGTGTAGCTGGAGTTGCTGAGGTACGACGCATGCACGACCCTGAAGTTGCCCGCGAACGGGTTGGACGTGCCGAACGAGGTGTTGGCGGTCGTGTCCCGGATCTCCGTCGAGTTCATGAGCTGACGAGCCGGACTCTTGAGCGCGTTGGGCACCAGCAGGATCTTCGGCATCACACCCAGGGGCTTACCGTCGGGGTCCGTCTGGTTCAGGAACAGCGTTTCGGCCCGGGTCAGGCCCTCGATATTGAGACGGCTGTCGTTGGTGCCGGCGGTGGCGCCTTCCTGGTAGTTGCCGTTGCCGGTGGCGAAGAATGCGGAGTTGTCCATGAACGCACGCCAGAACACGTCGTTGATCTTCAGCGCGCCGCCACGCCCGAGCCGGCGCGGGACGGCCGTGAAGGCGCCCAGGTCGTCGTTGCGGATATCCTGGTACGTGATCGCCAGCATCCGGCCGTAGCTCTTGGCGCGGTTGGTGTACGTCTCCTCGCCCAGCGTGCCGTGCTTGATTTCGCCGGCCGGGCCGATCTCCAGGTAATCCAGGTCGCCGGTGAGCGAGTGGCTGGTGATCGTCTTGAAATCGTTCACCGGCCGAACCGCACTGATCTCCCGCCAGCCGGACTCGACGTGGTTGAACGCCTCGACCAGAAACTTATTGGCGACGTTGGCGAGGATTCCAGGCAGGCTCATCGTCGAGAAACCGGACGCCTCGATCGACTGGCCGCGAGCGAACGAGGCTTCCAGCAAGCCCCGGACGTTGCGGGCCGAGATCGTGCCGTGTCCGTTCTCGCGAGCCGCCAGCATGAGCAACTCGACCAGGCCGAGGCCGTGCTTGAAGCTCTCGGAGGCTGCCTCTAGCGCGTCCTCCTTGAAGTGCTTTTCGGGATCGGACAGACCGGCCGACATGCAGATCGCCGCCTCAATTACCTTGGCGCTGGCCTTGCGGTTGGACCGAGAAATCATGCCGGGAGCCTGGGGTCGCATCGCCCGCAGAACGACCAGCTCGAACTCGGTCGGGCTGCTCTTGGCCTCGATCGCCGCCCTGGCCATGCGGCCCAACTCCTCGCGGAGCATCGGACGCTCGTCGATCGCCGCCTTGCACATCGCGGTGATCTTGTCCTGCCGCTCCTGCTCGCGCTGAGCTTCAGCCAGGATGTCATCAAGATTTGTTTGCAGTTGAGCCTGAACCGGAGTGTTCGGCGTCGAGGTCGGCGTGGGGGCCGGTGGCGGGGCCTGCTCGGCGTCGTAAGCCGCCTTAAGGACGGTCTTCTGCTCGTCACTGAGGGCCGCCGGGTCGAACCCCTTGGCCTGAAGCCATGCTTCAAATTTCATCTCTACACCCTCATGGGGATTGCCAGGGGAATTCGACGCGGCCACGGAAGCCGACGTCTGCGAGTCCGCGCCGATGGCGACGAACGAGGTCTCTTTCAAAATCGCCTCGCGGGCGATCACCAGCGGGCCGGAAACGCGCCGGCCGTTGACCGTGGCCGTCTTGCCCGGTTCCAGGTACTCACGCCGGACAACGCCCGCACCGATCGACGCCTGCCACTGGAAGCCGTTGCGTGCGTGCGTGACGACCTTGGCCGCATCGCCGTCGTCGCCGGTGATCGTGCCTTCCAGCCGGACCCCGGCCGCGTCGATCGTCGAGGTCGCCTGGCCGACGATCCGTGACGGGTCATGATCCAGCAGGATCGGGATACGGTCCCGGCTCGCCTTGAGCCCGGCCAGGTCGACGACGACGGGCGTATAAAATCCGGCCACGGTCATGACCGATCCGGTGTATCCGGTGATCGTGAACGTCGGCCGCTTACCCTCGCCTTCCGCCGCCTGGAACTCGACGGTTCCGGTCGCCTGGATCACGGACGGGGCGGCAGACGCCTCAATCGTCGTCGGGGTCGTCGTCGGGGTCGTCGTCGGCATCGTCGCCTCCTGGGGCGGTTGACGGGGTGGCAGGTTGGACGGCCTCGCCGGGATAGGGCAGGCCCAGCTCGCGGTAATAGGCCCGCTCCTCGGCACGCTGGCGAGCGATCTCCCGCCAATCGTTGCCGTCCTCGGCACACTCGATATCCAGCGAGGTCGTGCCGTTGGCCAACCGCGTGTCCTGGGCGTTGGCTTCCTTGATCGGATCAACGTGCTTGAATCCGTCCCAGCCCCAGCGACGGCGGGGAAGACGGGTCAAATCGAGCCCGGCGACGGTCTCCGGGTCGGTCAGCGCCGCCTCGGTGAGCCAGGCCCGCAGAATCCGGTCAAGGATGCGCGTTTCGAGGAAGTAGCGGTCCACACCGATCGAGCGGTGATAGACCTGGTGGTCGAGCCGGCCAGAGGAGTAGTTGTAGGTCGAGCTGTTGCCTGCCGCGACGTTGAACGGCATGTTCAGGCATCGCGCAATCTCACCTAGCAACGCATTCTTGAAACTGTCATACGTGGTCGCCGGGTGGTCCGGCTTCATCTGCTGGGCCTCGTAGCCCTCGGGCAGCGCGGCCATCATGCCGCGGACCAGCTCCTGGGTATCGAACGGAGTGATGGCCGGCGTCTCATCGTCCGGAGGCATGGTCGTCTTGAGCAGCACCGCGAACAGGGCCGCGATCTCGGCCGCGTGGACGGTCGCCAATGTGTACCGCCGCAACAGGGCGTACAGGGGCAGGGCCGGCGTGATTTCGGGCACGCCACGCACCTGACCGGATCGCCGGACCTTGAACCAGTGCAGTACGTACCGGGCGGGAACGCGATCGTACTGGCCCCAGGCCGCGCCCCGACCGCCCCAGTCGCCCGGGTGGTACTTCAGGACGTGGTATTCGCTCGGGTTGCCGTGGGCGTCGAACCGCACGCCATCGACCGCCAGGGGATCGTCCCAGGGCAGGTACGGCGTCGAGACCTGATCACACTCCACGGCCTTGAGGTCGAGCTTGACCGCCGTCGGCAGCTCCGGGTTGGTGGTCAGCAGCAGGAACCCCTCGCCGCTGATCGTGCGGTCTTCACGGTAGGTCCGCAGTCTCTCGGCCAGGCCGGTGGCGGCGGCCCACTCCTCAAACGATTCAGCCACGCGAGCGTTGAGATCCCGGTCGGGTGTCTGGAGCTGGAGCCGTGGCCCGGTGCCGATCGTGTCGTTGGCGAGCGTCTCGGCCATTCCTGAGCAGTAACTATTGTTGTCCCGTTCATATCTCGCCCGCTCGCGGAGCTTACGCCGGACCTCCAGGCTGTTCGCCTGGGCAGCCGACAGCCCGTCGGCCTGTGCCCAGTGCGCCGTGTTCTCGGCGGTCGTCTGGGCCGCGTCGTACTTCGCGCGAAGGTTGCGCACGCCGGGCATGAGCTGACGAGCAGGAGAGGATCGCACAGGCTTGCCATCGGGACCGAGGATCGGCACGTCACACGGCTCCCGGTGGGATCAGTTTCGTGAATCGTACGCCACGCCGGCCGTTTGCTGATTTTGCGGCCAAATATTTGTCGGCTTCGATAAGATCCTTGAGGCTGTACTGCTCAACCTCGCCCATCGACCCCTTCACCCGCTTGGGACCAGCCAGAGCTGAGGCCAGTGCGCTGGGCGTCTCGGCAACCTCAGAGCCAGGTCCAGGCAGAACGTTGAGCGTGGCCTGCCACACGACCCGAGGCTCACTACCTTCGGTCAGGACGACGCGGGCCAGGTCGCCATGTCGCAGGGAAGCCGCGTCGGAGTCGTCGAAGGTCAGGCTGATCGTGCCATCGGCCGGAACGAGCCAGGAGGCCGACGAGGCGATCAGGGCGAACGCCGGCCCGCCAGCAGCGGGCCATACCTCCAGCGCCAGCGGCTCGGTGCCGTCGTAGACACCAACGACCGCAGCCCCGAGGCTGTCGCGGATCTGCACCTCATAGGCTGAGGAGCCTCCATGTTCAATGGTGATTGTGCTCACGCTTAGCTCGCGAGTGAGGTCAGGGTGAGATCGAGGTCGCCTATTGCGATTGTGAACGTGCCTCCCGCCGTCACCGCGACGGGAGAAGCCAGGGCTCCGGACCAGATGAAATTGCCACCCGTCGAAGCGTCCCAGAGTGAGACGTGGCTGTACGTTTCGCTTGCGGCCACCGTCGTCCACTGAATCTGAGACGTGTTCGAAATCGCGCCGCCTGAGGCAGCATCGCCGAACGTCGCTTGCTGTCGGGTCGTCTCCGTGGCCGCGTTGGCAGTGGCCGAAGCTCCAGGGTCGCCCGTGTGCAGTTTGACGTAGAGCCCACTCGGGGCCGTCCAGGACGTTCCGCCGCGAAGATGATTGAGGATCGGATTCGCGAGATTGGTGGTGCTGAAGCCGGTTGGCATCTCTTAGAGCCCTCGTATTGTTGACGTGAAAGGATCGGCACCTGTCCTGGAAGCGAAAGAGGATAACGGATTGGCACCGACCCGCACGGCAATAGACGCGAACCGCGTCGGCTTCGCAGCCTCGCCGGGCGCCGACCCCGCCGCAACCAGGACGCCCGATCCCAGCAGTGAAGCCGAGCCGAACGACTCCGCGAGGCCGGTCGCGCTGAGCAGGCCGGCACCTGTGAGGGCGGCCGAGCCGGTGTAAGAGGCAACGCCGCTGTATCCGTCAACCGCGAGAACTCCGACGCCTTCCAGGGTCGCTGAGCCGGTGAAGGTCGCCGCCGAATACGTGCCAGCCGCCGTGAGGACGCCGACGCCTTCGAGGGTCGCCGCCCCGGCCCCGACGCCGGTATAGACGCCTGATGCCGCCAGGACGCCTGTGCCTGCGAAGGTCGCCGATCCGGTGAACAGGGCAGGCGAATAGGTGCCGCTCGCGGCAAGGGAGCCCGTTCCTGCGAGGGTCGCCGACCCGGAATAGGACGGCGTTTGACCCAGGAAGAATTGGAGCATCAGTTAATTCGACCCAGGATCACGAAGGTTGCTGCGTTCGCTGGTGCTGCTGGGAACGCATCAGCGAACGCAAATGTTCGCGTGGCTCCGGTGTAGCCCGTTACCTTGCGGGCGATTCCATCAAGAGTCCCCGACGTGAACGCCAGCACGCTGCCGACATAAAAGTTATCGCTGGACGACAGCCCCAAATCGCCGCTGAACCCGCTGGCCGTCGCCGAGCCGTCATTGACGCTCCCCAGCGTGCCGAAAGCGCCGAGCACGTCGAGCACCGCCTGAGCCGCCAGCGAGCCCACTGAGCCGACCACGTTACCGCCGACGTTGCCCGTCACGCTGCCCACTGTCGTTACGCTCGCCACGGTATCCGTGACCGGGTCGAAGTAATCGGCACTCGGGAGCGTTCGCGCGTTGAATTCGCTGACCGTGGGAAGGTCCGCAATCTGCGTATCGAGGTTGGCCGATCCCAGCCCGACCGCCGAACGGACTCCTGCCGCGTCCAGCGGAGCCGCCGTGTTGGGAGCCGCAGAACCATAAAGCCAGTCGTAGACGTTCGCGTGCAGGACCGAAAACGCCTCCGCGAACGGGATAAAGCCCGACCCGGTGACGAGCACCTTGAGCCGCCCGATTGTGTTGGTGTCCGTCGCGTTCAGCGTCACCAGATAGTAGCCGTCCGAATCGTGCGTGATCGAGGTCGCGTCGTTGCGCACCGCGATCGCCCCGCCAGCCTTGCTGAGCTTGATCGTCAGTGTTGCCGACGTGACGACCGCTCCGTCCGTGTCGATCACAGGTCCGACGCGAACGGTTGCGGAGGTCGATTGCCTTAAGTCGCGCGACACGTCAGAGCCCCCGCATCAGGGTGGAGTAGATCGCCGGAATCGAGACGGAGGGACCACCCGCATCAGGCTTGAAAACGATCACTCCCACCGAATAAGTTGACGAGGCCCCATACGTCACATTGCCGCCCGCCGATGTGCCCGCATCTACCTCGTCTTCGGCAATCGTGAGGTTATGTCGATTCACGAAACTGATATAGGAGTCGATCCGTTCGTTCCACGGAGACGGCCATGTCGCCGGGGTGGGTGTGCTACTCCCCGTCATCGCCACGATCCCAAGGGCCAGGCTGCCGTTTTCGGCCACCGTGACGGTAGGGATCGGCACCGTGTCGCTCACGCCGGTCGCCGAGTTGGTGGCGTCTACCGGGCTGGACGTGGCGGCTCCAGTCAGCCTCAAGATCACCGCCTGCATTCCCTGGTCCGCGTTTACTCCCAGGTTAACAGTCGGTGTATCCGTGGAATCCCCCACCGCATAACGCCAATAGACATAAAAGCGCGTTATGACAGCGCCACCCGACAGGGCCAGAGTCCAGCCGGAAGGCGTCGTCGGGTTGACGCCCGTGGTCGCGTGCCGAACCGAGACGACCAGCACAATCAGCGACCCGGCCACTACGCCAGACGGAGCTGAAGTGCTGACCGTCGAAGACACGTCTGACGACGTGACGGAGCCGATCGCCGCGACCGAAACCACCGCTTATTCTCCCGGCTCGTATCGAGGGATATAGTGCGCGTTGAGCGCCGCCTGAATCACGCCTTGCAGCGTCGCGTCTGGAATCGACGAGCCTCCCGCGATAAACGCGGGCTGGTTCAGGACGTGATAGCTCAACCTATCCCCCCACGACGCCGCGCTGTCGATCGCCGTCTGAGCCCACGCCGTTTGCGCCGCCGTCGCGCTGACGTTGCCTAATATGTAGAGTGCGTAATCAGCGATAAGCGACGTGCAACGATCCAGGATCACCTTGCGGATTGCCAGCCGATCCGCCATGTTCAATTCCCACTCCATCGCATCAAGCCTCGCTCATATCGAGTTCACTGAATCGCCAGAAACGCCGCATTTTCCGTCGCCGTTGTGCCCTCAGCACGATCCCGCGTGTGCTCAGGTACAGCCGATGCGTGAGCCATCGTTGAAATGACGCGCCCCGTTCCGGCTGCCACGACTCAGCCGCACGCCAGAGGATCAGCGGGTAATCGCCGCCGAAGTCCTCTCCGTAGCGCCGTTCCATGCGTTCGGCCCATCGCTCGCAGTAGGAGGACCACCGGCGAGCGAGGCGTTCTTGAGCAGATGTCATGCACCACGCTGCGACTGGAGATCCCTGAAGCTCATTCGCTTTCGCGGCTTTGGCTTCGACGGTTGGCTTTCGGCCAGCGACACGCCGCACATCGACGCAGCAACGGCAGATCCGACGAGCGTGTCGAGATAGTGGTTGTCCGGCTTCCCGACAACCGGCTTCCACTCGTCAACGACCCGCGAGGAGCCGTCACGTCGAACAGCCACCGGGTATTCCGCCGTCAGATGATCGGCGTAGAGCCGGTGGGCTTGCGGCCGATCTCCAAACAGGACAAGAGACCCGCGATCGCCACGCGACACCGCCAATCTCGCATGAACGAATGATTTCCAGTAATTCGCATCGAAAATCACCTTGCGAATCGACCGTTTTCCCCTGGAGTCCAGAGGCATGTACCAGTTCAGGCCCAGCCGCTCACCTGGCCTGGCCTTCCACTCGCTCATGGGACGACCGCTTGCCCCGATCCCCTTGCCGTGGCTCGGCGTCAAGATCGCCGCATGCTTCGACTCCCGGCAGAACTGGTATACGACGTCTGTCTGGGCACCCCAGTTGGCGTCAATCGGGCAGCGTTCAACCCGAAACGACAATCCGTCGGCACGAATCCATTCGCGGTCCAGAATCAGGTCCGTCAGCTTCTCTAGTCCGGCGTAAATCTGGCCCTCGACGCCAGCAGCCCGCGTCACCCGAGAAAGCGTCTGAGTCGCATCGCGGAGTGTGAAATAGCCTCGCTTCTGGTCCGGGTAGGTGCCGTAGTCGATCACCGCGCCGCCGAAATGGTCGTCCCAACCGACAACGCTGTAATAGAGCACGTCCTGGTGCACGTCGATGAACGCCGTCAGCCTGGTGCACTCCAGTGGGACAGTACCGCAAGCGATTCGGTTGATTCGCGCCGTGATCTCGTCGGCTGTCAGGATGTCGGCCCTGATCTCGGTGTCCGGCAAGGGCTCGTTCTGGTACTCAGCGAAGAATGCCGCAGGGTCGCGGAACTTCAAATTCATCGCATGCTGGATTGCGGATATCTCGTCAGGGTCGTACCGTTCTGGCCATGAGACCTCCGATCCGGCATCCATCTCCTCGCGGTTGGCCCGATAGAAATCCGTGGCCTCTGACCCGTCTCGTCCGGCCTCCAGGCTCTCGCTGCGGATCTCGTGGTATCGCTCCCACAAGGCCGTGTTCGTCGGGAACGATCGAACCATCCGGGTCTTGCGTCCGCTCCACTCTGGGTTCTTCTTGCGGTCCAGGAGCTGGTCGGCCATGTCGTCGGCCTTGATGACCGTGCAGGGCATGATCGCCGCGATCTTCTTTCCAGGCCCAGCCATGCCTAGCACATCTCCGCTCACGATCGCCATTCGGTCCTCACTCTGCGAGCGTGACCGGGCCGACTCCCGCGTCTGCGGATCGTCCAGAATCACCAGCTCGGGCCGCACGATCGAGCTGTCCGGCAAGGCTGCCGACTGGCCTCGCAAGGCCCCGGTGATCCCGGCGACAGTCACCGTCGACCCACCGACGTTCACGCCGTCGCAGGCCCAGTCCGGCATCCTGGGGAACGTCAGGCGGTCGGCCGCCCACTCGATCTGAGTCTGCTGGCCGTCGAAGAGCTGGCCGGCTGCCTTACGGGCGTTGTTTTCCAGCTTGATCAACGGGTGGCACACCTGGCGGAAGTCGGCGGCCAGAACCTCGTTGCACGTCAGATCGAACTTGATTTGCTTGAGAATTCGCTCGGCATGTCGCTCAGACGCGCCCACCAGGCACACGAATCGACGGTGCCCGTAAAGCAACGACCAGATCGCCGCCTTGACGCTGATCGTCGTTTTGCCGCTTCCTCGCGGCATCGCCAGCGCGAACAGCCCGCCGCCCAGGACGACCTCCTGCATTCGCTCCAGCACAAGCAGGTGGTCTGACGACCAGGCCAGAGGGAACGCCGCGGGGAAGTAGTGCTCGCAAAATCGCCGCAGGTCTTTCTCGCACGCTTCTCGCGTTTCCAGATCACCCGACTCTGGATAATCCTCAGCGATATCCCGCGCGGTCCGACTGACAACCGCCGCCCTCGCGTTGTCTGCCGCCAGCGAATCGTGATAATTACGCCGTGGCATTTGTTTATGGTTCAGGCGGGGAAGAACGAAACACTATACGTTTGTAGC